AAATTATATATGTGTTTGGTGAATCTAACTGGTTTAAACTGCCATACACCCTGGACGTTGTAAAATCTATTGCTGAAGAATTCACAACCATTAAATGTTTTAGTGACTTCAAAGTCTCCTAATTCAAAACCAAGCTGTTTCGCTATTTTCAAATAAGTTTCAGTGTCAAATCCCTCAGGAAAAGACTGGAGGACGTCGTCACCTCCAGCAACGATTATGAAATCGTTTAAAATTTGCTTATCGGTGAATCCCATACGTATCAAAATCAGATTGTCTACGGCAACCTGTCCTATTGAGTTTACGTCTATCGTCATTAAAGTACCACTTTTCATGATACCTTCATGAATTGACTGCACTACTCTTCCATTGGAACATCTATATTTGGAGTTTGTCGAAACTTCATCTGTGCTTTTTATAACATCATTTTTGTATTCTTCAAATTCCTCATCACTCATGTCCGCTGGTTGTACTGCTAATTCTACAATAGTTTCTTTTGCGACATCATATATCCATTTGAAACAATTATATTCCCAGTTTTTCTTATCACTTCCATACACCGCTCGTTTCTCAAACGTCTTAGCAACGGACTTGATGTGTCCGGGTACTAGAGGCGAGAAACAGTATTTGATAGGGCTTTGCTCCCAATTGTTCGCTACTGCGGCTCTAAAATTTTCAAATATACTCTGGTGTTTAACCATTTTGTGTAGAGGCATTCCACAAATTACTCTCATCATTTCCTCCTTCAATTTCTTCGTTTTGTTGGGTTCTAACTTTGGAAATAATTTTATGAAATAATCTTCATCCCATTTATCTAAAACTACGTCGATGAATCCCTCGATTCCGTAATGCTTCAAAACAACCCCATTCGTCATTAATCCCATTTCCTGATATGGTTGTCCTGGACTTTTCCCGTCCTTAACCATACTAGAATGGAGAATGCGTTTGAGATTTTCTCGGCTCTTATAGTTTCTTGGGGCTTCGTATTTGTTATTCTGCATTTGTCTAATTAAGAGGTTTACCACTCTATCAAGCTCCTTACGCGTTGGAGGTTGTTCAACTGATTGTACTCTTTTATGGTATAATTGCAAATGTTTCAAACACGAAACGTATTCAGATTTAGGGTTCACATCGGGCCAGGAGTATTCATCATTTTTGAATCCTAACTTCACTAGCTCGG